AAGAAAAAGACAAGGGTTTGCGCATTGCCCTTGTCTTTCTTTTTACTTCTTTACAAGCTTTTCTGCCAGCTTCTGGATTGTGTTCCAGTCGTTTTCATCCAGTTCTGAGATAGCGGCTATGAATCTGTAACGCTGGTCTTTTTCCCCGGCTTTCAGAACATCTGCAAGAAATTCAGCTATCTTTTCATTCTCGGTCTTTTGAATGAACATTTCGCCGTTTCCGGTCTCTAGCCATTCCTTATTAATGCTAAATTTTTCGCATATCAGATTTATAACAGCATCAGACGGATTTCTTCTTCCTGCTTCATAGCTAGATATATTGGAAACTGATATACCGAGTTTTTCTGCAAATTCATTCTGGTTGCAACCTAATTTTTTTCTTATTTGCTTTAATCGGTTCTGCATTTTCTCACCTCCTATTAATAATATACTACAACATGTTAAAAAAGTAAATAAAAAAATTGTACTTTGTACAAAAAATAGTATTGACAAAAATATGTACATAGTGCTATATTAATAATGTACAAAGTACAAAACAAGAAAGGAAGTGAGCAAATGAGCGAAAAACAGAAAGAATCACTTACAAGACTGGCTGAAACAGTATCACAGCTGGACAAAGAGAACTTCAGCTATATTCTCGGTGTTGCGGATGGTATGGCAATCTCAAAGAAACAGTCGGAAGTTGACAAGCAGATTGCCATGTGTGGGAGCGTTAAATAATGAGAAAGGAGATTGTATGAACAAAGCAGACATGGAAATTACACCAGAGAGGAAAGCCAAGATCATGGACATTCTGTTAGAGATTTACGAAAGACAGGAAGGAATTAAGCTTGTGGTCAAGGACAAGGCATCATGAAAAATGTAGCAAATGTTTTTATATCTATTGGATGAGAGGTAGAGAAGAAATGGGAACTTTTGAAGAAATTCTTGCAGGAGTACCGCAGGAAATAAAAACGTTAGAAGTTGATACCGAAAAGAAAGTTTTCAAGCTAAATGGTGTCGATTTTGGAAATAGTTGTGATTATTTTGAGATATCGTGTACAGGTGGAGAGGGTTTTAAAATTCGCATGGAACTTTCAAAGCGCATTATCTGTGCCAACTATGGATTAGATAACGCACTGAAAGAACCGCCTGCTGTTCGAATCAAGAAATAAACTGGGAGATAAAGGAAGCCAATTCTTTAATGTTGTTTTTAAACCTGTTTTCCATGTATTCAATACTGGATATGTGTGGAAAGGAGATGAAGAATGAAGCAGATCGGTAAAGTTTTTATAGCGGTAGGGCTTGGAATCCTGTTTCTTGGTGGAATGCTCGATGCGGATGGAACGTATTATGTTTTTCTGCTGATCGAAATGGCACTCGGTGCGGTGATTGCACTTATTGGAGTTGTGATCTTGGATGTTGAGAAGCGCCGGGAAGAAAAGCGGAAAGCATACTTTAACATGATCCGCCGGAAGGACAAGCTTGACGCTGATGTAGAGTTCCTGGGGGAATTTGAGGACAAAAAAATAGCACCCTGAATGTTTTGGCGAACGCAGGTGCTATTTAAACGTAGGAATACAAAAGTATTTCTGCGTTTATTGTAACACGTAGTTAGGTTTTTGGAAAGCGTGATTTTATGTTTTACAGAAAATGCAGAATCTGTGGATGCAGTTTAGATCCAGGCGAAGGAAACATGTGTGAAGAATGCCGGGACGAACATTACATGAATCAACAGCGTGAGAAAGCGGTCAGATGCATGGTTTTATCTACAGATTTTAGACAGATGGAAATGGAGGAATTTTTAAATGGCAGCGCCTAGTTTGACATGGAAGGATTTAGGAATACTCAAGGATGCACTGGCAGAATTTGAAAGAACACTGGAAGATTTAGGCATAGAAGCCGGTGAAGTCTCATGGCATACCGACGGAAGTATTCATGGTGAATTTGTGTATGGCACAAGGAAGCTGATTACCGACACAGACGATGATGGGGAGGGATTTTCTCACAGATATGAATGATTACATACCGGACAGCCTCGATATGCTCGAAGAGTACGAGAGGGACAGAGAACGCCGCCACAGATTATATGAGAAACAAGCCGGACGTGAAGAGATGGCAGATATTGAATCAGAGGAAGAGAGGATAAAAGAAAGATGGAAGAAATCAGAGTAAATGTTGAGCAGAAAAATGGTGTTATTGGTTTTAATTTTGAGGAGATTAAGGAAAAACTTAATTCCGAGCTGGAAATTTATAAAAATATGATTTTCACGGAGGAATCCAAGACAGAAGCCAAAAAAACAATTGCAAGTCTTAGAAAACTGAAAAAATCAGTTAACGATAAAAAGCTGGAAGTGAAGAAATCTTTTATGATTCCTTACACCAATTTTGAAGCGCAGGTAAATGAACTGGACAATCTGATTGATGAACCTATCAACTTTATTAATAACCAGGTGGAAGAATTTGAGCGCAAGCGTGTGGAAGAAAAGAAAGCGCTGATTTCTGAAATTTATACGGAGATCATGGCAGAGCATGAGGAAGCGAGCGGATATCTTCCTTTACAGAGAATTTATGACAGCAAGTGGGAGAATGCCACTACTACAAAGAAAGCAATTACAGAAGCCATTGCAGAGCGAGTGGATCATGTAGAAAAAGATCTCGGTATTATCCGTAGCATGGGATCAGAGTTTGAGGATAAGGGGATTGAGAAATACAAGGCAACCTTAGAATTATCAGATGCTATTGAGGTCATGAATCAGTATCAGAAACAGAAAGAAGAGATTTTGCGTAGGCAGGAAGAGGAAGCCAAAAGAAAAGCAGAAGAGGAAGCACGTAATGAGTCCGAGAAAAATTCAGAACCGGATATTGCAGTGAACGAAACACCAATTACAGATAATGTACCGGAAGAAAAATTTGTAGAACCGAAGCCAGCAAACAACGTAGTTACTTATGAGGTTGTTGCTGATCCGTTCCAGATCGTGCAGTTGGAAGCACAGATGCGCAGCTTAGAAATTAAGTATAGGAGATTACGATAATGGCAGAGACAGCAAAACAGATGAACATATACCAGGCAATATCAAAGTGCATGGAAGAAATCGGTGCGGTTGGAAAAAATGATTTGAATAAGTCGCAGGGGTTTAAATACCGCGGAATTGATGCGGTGATGAATGCGATAAATCCGGCATTGGTCAACAATCATATATTTATCGTTCCAGAGGTCTTAGAACAGACCAGAGAAGAAAGAAAATCCATAAAAGGTGCAACGCTGATCTATTCGGTCTGCAAGATTAAATATACCTTTTATGCGGAAGATGGAAGCAGTATCACGGCGGTAACAATCGGTGAGGGCATGGATTCCGGAGATAAGGCAACGAATAAAGCTATGGCGATTGCGTTTAAATATGCTTGTTTCCAAGTGTTCTGTATTCCTACCGAAGAGATGCAGGATCCAGATTCAGAAAGCCATACTGTAGAACCTAAAAATGATTTTGTTCCAGCAACCGTAGAACAGCTTAGGACAATGACAGATTTTGTAAGCGCGTATTCTGATATGTGTGAGAATGCTACATCCAATGATATCTGGAAAACGCTGAAAGAAAAATATCATTTTGAAAAGACTTCAGATCTATCAAGTGAAATGGCTGCTAAGATCATTGAACAGGTTAAGTGCTGGTATAAGAAAAAGAAAGAAGAGTAGCTTATGGATACTACAGGAAAACTGACCGGAGCGAGCCGTACATTCAATGGACAAGGCATCATCCTTACATTTGAGGTTGACGCATCAGCAGCAAAGCAGATTGAGCATTTAAAACCGGATGATTTATTGCAGATTAAGGCAGTTAAGTATCGTCAGAAAAGAAGTCTTGATGCTAATGCTTATGCATGGGTGCTCATGACAAAGATTGCCAATAGCAAAGACATCTATTCCAGCAAGGATGAAGTCTATGAGGAAATGTTGCAGAAATACGGAGCGTTCTATGAAGATGAAGACGGATATATCACGATTACAGTAAAAAAATCAGTTGACATGTCAAAGGTTGATGGTCATTGGAAATATATTAAAGACAATGGGAAATTTGCTTCGTATCTGATGATCAAAGGATCTAGCGAATACGATACTGTCGAAATGAGCCACTTTATAGACCGGATTGTTGAAGAAGCAAAGGAACTTGGCATTGAGACAGCTACACCGGATGAATTGGAACGTATGAAGCAGGAGTGGGGAACATGAGTAAAAAGCTTTGGAGCGTGTTCACGGATGATATGGATCACTGTTATTTTACCGGAACATATCCGGTGGAAAGACATCATATCTTTGGAAGTTCAAACCGTAAAAACAGTGAAAAGTATGGTTTTGTTATTCCGCTCAGACCTGATCTGCATCCTAACGGAGCGCAGAGGGGAGCAAATGCAAAAGAAATTGATCTGAAATTAAAAACTATGGCGCAGGAATATTTTGAATCTCATTACGGTACTAGAGAAGAGTTCAGAAGTATTTTTGGAAAGTCGTGGTTATAGGGTTGGAACACCTTGCCGTCCGGCAGAAAGAAACCTATTCATGCAGAAAATAATATATCACGATTTATTGGAAGCTGGTTATTATCTCCGGGTTTAGTCCCGGAGAAGAAAGGGGATTAATGAATACGATCAACGATATTCCCTATGGACACAAAGAGCCAATGGCTAGAATGTCAAACCCGGTAAAAGACAGAAAGTTTCGAAAAATGGTCGAGAGTGCGAACAACGAAGGTGACTGCATCATTAACGTTGGCAATGGTTATTACAGACCAGTCCCCGGTGATCCGGTGGATGAGAAAGAACTTCAAGAATATCTTGCAAAAGATTTACATAGAGCGAGAGCGGTTCTAAAGAAGCGGCTCTCGATGAAAATGACATTTGAAAGGTGGCGTGAGATTGGAATACTTACTAATCATTCCAGGGAGACTGGATAATCTGAATGATTTCATCCGTGCGGATAAGGCAAGCAGATATAAAGGCGGAGAGATGAAAAAGCAGAATGAAGCTATTGTTTCTGTGTACATCAGAAAGTGCCTGAGAGACGTAAATATCAATAAAAAAGTATTTATGGAATATCTGTGGGTGGAAAAGAATAAAAGGCGTGATTTGGACAATATATCGTCATTCGGCAGAAAAGTGATCCAGGATGCATTAGTTAACTGCCATGTATTAAAAAATGATGGCTGGGAGCAGATCTGTGGATTCTCTGATGAATTTCGTATAGATGCTGAAAATCCACGGATTGAAGTTCGGATTCGGGAGGTGGAAACTTGAACTATTTAGCTGAGATAAAAGCATTTTACGACAGGCTCGAACTAAACCCGCAGCCCAACACTGCAATCGCCTTATGGCATGCGTTAATGTCCATAGCGAATAAAGCAGGGTGGCCAGATACGTTTACGGTAGCCTCGTCAGTCCTTGGACTTCGGTCTGGATTAAATGCATCAGCATTAAAGAGAGCGAGAAACAAACTTGCTACAGATGGGTTCATCGAATGGAAATCGCGCGGTGGTAATCTTGCGGCACAATATAAAATAAATAGTCTTGTGGTTCAAAATTACAGTAAAAATGAACCACAAGATGAACCACAAAGTGAACTGCAAATTGCACCACAGTTTGAACCACAAAGTGAACCTATTAATAAACAAAGACATAAACATAAACAAAATACACCCCCTATATCCCCCGTGGAACGGTATGCAGAGTTTGCCGCGGTCTATCCGAAACGGTGCACTGGCTGTCTTGTTGAAACTGAATACTGCAATGCGGTACTGTCTGGTGTACCGGAAGATGATCTGGTATTGGCCGCACAGAATTATGCAGATATATGCAGACGGGAGAAAACAGCAGAGCGGTATATTAAAAAGCCGGAGAACTTTTTACGAGAGAACTTGTTTATGCAGTATCTGAAAGGAGAGAACGATGGACCAGTTGGAAGAGATACTGGAACGCATGAAAAATCACTCAACGAACTTATGCAGGAATGCGGAGACACCGGAGACTTCCAAGGATTCTGATGTGTGTCCAATTTGCGAAGGGCGGGAGTGGATCTTGAAAATAAAAGACGGAGTTGAAATAGCAGTACCGTGTAAGTGCCGTGAGAAAGCGGTCATGTCAAGGCGGTTGCGATTCGCAGATATACCGGAGGCATTCCGTGGGATGGATCTGAGATCGTTTCGAATGGATGTGTACAGGAAGCAGGAAAGTAAAAAGATGGTGTCAGATGCCTGTAAAATCATAAAAACCTATCTGGATGATTTCGATAGCCAGAAGGAAAGAGGCATGGGACTGTATATCTGGTCTAGGACAAAGGGAAGCGGTAAGACGAGGATTGCTGCCGGGATTGCAAATGAGCTGATGAAAAACTATGCAGTGAAGTTTGCAGTGTCACTGACCATACTGCAAGAGATTAAGAATACATGGCGGAGAGATACAGAATGCAGTGAGAACCAGCTTTTAGACGCACTTTACACCACAGACATTCTTGTAATTGATGATTTCGGAGTGGAGCGACCAGCGGACTGGATAAATGACAAAATGTATCAGATCATCAATGAGCGGTACATAAACCAGAAGGTAACGATTTTCACGAGCAATGATCCGCTAGACAAACTTTCTTACGATGATCGTATCACGAACCGGATCAAGGAGCGGACATATCAGATCGCATTTCCAGAAGAATCAGTCCGGGATCATATCGCAGAGCGGATGCAGGAGGAAATCATTGAAAAGATGATGGCGGGTGGAAATATAAAATAAAAATTAAAAGGAAGGTGGACAAATGCATAGCGTACAGCAGAGAAAAAGGGTGATTCCATTGAGTGTTTATAAGCAGGAATTAGCAAAATGCCAGTTAGGAGATAATATCGCGAATCACATGGGATATATTTTTACAGCCATTTTGTATGACAAGTTTGATATGACGTTTAAGCAGGTCACGAATTTTTATAGCAAAACCGTTGAGCGTCGGAAATCTTGGCAGGACGATGATGACGAAGCGGTAACGAGCGAGAGCATGATGGCATATTGCCGTAAAAAGAAAATTGATGTGGTCAAGTGGGTAAAATCAATCCCAATGTCACAAAAATTGTATATGGCAGATATAAAAAATGGACGGGCAGTGCTTGGCGCAGATCGGAATATCGAGAGCGCGCTTGCCTCCACAATGTATCTGACTATTCCGACATTAAAAGATTCTTACCGTTTCTCAAATGCCAAAATCGAAGAATTTATGAATTGGGTTGCCTATTACATTGATTCCTATTGGCGCAAGCAGCCAAAGAGTAAGGAACACTATCTGACGGATGAGATTATTCGGAATCAGTTTATTGAGGATGAAAATTGGGATATTGTAACAGGAAAAGCGGTGAAATAAGGATTATTAACATGGGAGAGATGACAAAGACAAGCGTAAAATACTGCCGGAAATGTAAATATTCGTACAATCACAGCCAGACAGAGATTATGTGTGGATATTATTCAAAGACCGGATTAAGGCGTGGATGCCCGATTGGGATGTGAGACAAGTTTGAGAAGAAAGGCAGAAAGAGAAAGGTGAAGTTGAAATGACGGATGAAACCAAGCAGGAGATAGGAGCGGCATTGATGTTGTTAAAAAATACACTGATAAGAAACGGTGTAAGCATAGCACTTGTAGGAAGTGAAGATACCGGAAAAGACGATGGATGCATTATGTTTTTTGATACCGCAGAGTATTGTCGCACCGGGAAATTTAAAGGGATATCTGTTAAAACAATAGATTTAGTGAGATAGGAGAAAAATAATGTATGGAGATTGAAAAGAGAATTTATCCAGCATATGCCTTTACTGAAAATGAGAGAGAAAAGTCAATCATGAACAGCACAATTTATAAAGAATTAAAGGAAAAATACAGAATTTCAAGTTATAAAGTTGATAATCTTGATGATTATGACATTGTCTTAGATTGTACACCGGGTATGTATCATTCTGTTTATAAGGTTATTAAAAATAATACACAATTATCAGACTTAGAACTTGCATTAATTTGTGATGCTGGAAGCCTTTGCTTTGGGTACAGCAGACATGGAAATGAGTTTTACATAAATGAGGATTAGATTTAGTGAGGTAGAAATATGATGGAATGTATGAAGAGCATGGCGAAGAAACCACAGACCAATGCAGACCGGATCAGAAGCATGACGGATGAGGATTTGGCAGAAGTATTATTTGGAAGTTGCATAGAACACATGGGCGTAGATGAATGTTTTCATCCTGAAGAGGCTTGCAAATCATGTGTTTTGGATTGGCTTAAGGCAGAAAGTGAGGAATAGCATGAGACTTGGAGAAGAATGTCCATACATAACACCATGCGGTTGGTGTAGTAGGCTTTGTAAGCCATGTGAGGAAAAGGAAAAGCAGAAAGCGAGGAAGCAACATGGAAAGATTAACAGAAAGGAATCCATCATGGATTGATGATGAACTGCGGGAAAGGGCATGTGAACCGGATTGCGAGGAAATAGATGCCGTATATCGGAAACTCAAAGACTATGAGGATGCCGAAGAGCATGGATTACTTCTGCGGTTGCCGTGTGGAATTGGCTCAGATGTATATATAATTCCTAGCAAAGTCAATTGTGAATTAAATATTTTAAGTCTGCACCTGGAGAACAACAAAGTTTATCATCAGAAAGTAGCCTTGATTACTTTTACAGAAAAAGGATGGTACATGGAGTGTGACAAAGATCGAGAATATGGTACAGACAGAATCCTGCCAGAAAAAATGTACAAGAAAACCTGGTTTTTATCACAAGAGGAAGCCGAAGCCAAGTTGAAAGAAATGGAGAAGGGAAATGGCGCACATAACAAATAAGGAACTGACTATACGGCAGATTGGAGAGTTCTGCACAAACACTCTCTGTAAGAAATGTCCGGTGGCAAAGTGGAATGAGGAAAGCAATCTGCATAATGGATGCATGGAAAGTTTAAGACTTCCAGAGGTATCGAGAATTATGTTGGAGCAGATCAAAGGAAGAAAGGTGGAGCGTGATGGAAGATAGATATTTATTCCGCGGAAAGTGCATTGATGACGGAGAATGGATGTCTGGTAGTTATTATGAACTTGCAGGAAGACCGCTTATTTTTAAACCGGTTTTCGCAAGTAAAAAAGCTGTTTACGAGATAGACCCATCAACTATTTGCCAGTGCACAGGACTTAATGATAAAAGCGGCAGACGGATTTTTGAGAATGATATTCTTTCAGGGCATATCGACGTTGAGTTTCCAGAAGATGAGACGAGAAAGCGTGTCGTGTGGCATGAAAACGGATGGTGTACGAATGAGCCGGGCTGTGATTACTACGAGGAACTGGATGATTTTGATTCAGAGAATTTTGAAGTGATCGGCAACATAATTGACAACCCGGAGCTGTTGGAGGTGTGAAATGACAGAGAATGAAGCAATTGAAGTTTTAAAAGATTTTGGCAAGCAGGTGTCAGTGAAAGCAGATGGAGCGTATCAAAGCACTATTGGAGAAAAGGCTTGTGATATTGCAATCAAGGCACTGAAAGAAATCCAGAAATACCGGAAAATCGAAAAAGATTTGAAGGAAAATTATCATGCAAATGTAGACATCCCCTTGTTAATGAAGCATTTTATTGAAACAGTGTTCAAAGGGGAAAAGCATGAGGGCTTTTGCATTCTGACAAATGAGGATAAAGAAGCATGGGAAGAGTACAAGGCAATCGGTACACCGGAAGAATGCCGTGCGGCTATGGAGAAACAGACAGCAAAGAAACCAATGCATGTAACGAATAGTTATTTTGGATATCAGAAACATAAAGAACATGTTGGTTATTGTCCAGATTGTGGGCATCAAGTAGAAGAACCTTATGGATGTCCAAATTGTTTAAGAAAAATTGATTGGAGTGATGAAGAATGAATGAAAGCCTTAAGCCATGCCCGTTCTGCGGTGGAAAAGCAATGTTCTTAACCATTACAAATAAGTCATTGCATTCGGATGTTGGGGTAATGTTCAAAATCAAATGTATGAAATGCGGAACAGAACTTCCAAAAAGCTATGAATGTGAGATGTACATGGATCAGGAAGGAGGAATCAGAACAGGGAGAGACGAGCGTGCGAAAGCAACTACAGATTGGAACAGGAGGGCGAACGATGGGAAGACTGATTGATGCGGAGACATTAAAGCAAGAATTATATCAACAATGGTTTATGGATATTCTTCTTACACAGAAACGTAGTGATGATATGTTCTATGCGTTAGCGCAGAAGATTGATGCACAGCCGACCGCCTATGACCCGGATAAGGTCGTGGAACAGTTGGAAAAGCTGAAAAGCCTTGTACCAGTAAATAGGGTACTTGATGATATTGTAAATGATAAACCAAAGGAATTAGGAATGCTTATAGCCTATGAAAAGGCTATTAAGATTGTGAAAGGAGAGTGTGCCACGGAACAGTCATGTGAGTGGAAAATCGAAGATTCAGAATCAAACCTTTATGTAACAGAGTGTGAAAACCGGCAGTTGATATTTGAGGGTACACCAGAAGAAAACGGTTATAAGTATTGCCCTTACTGCGGCAGGAAGATAAAGAGAGGTGGAGAAGATGGCTAAAGCAGTTTTGATAATGGACGATATGCCGGAATGCTGTGCTGATTGTCCTTGTAGCTTTTTCGAAAGAGATAATCCAATATTAAATTTAATATGTGGTGTGACACAAGAAGATGCATATAACGTTGGAAAGCCAGATTGGTGTCCGCTCCGGGAATTGCCGGAGAAAAGAGAAATTAATCATAACAAAAATCACTACATAAGTAACTTTTGGACAGATGCAAAGAGCGTAGGTTGGAATGCCTGCTTAGATGAAATTTTGAAGTAAATCGAAAGGAGTGAGAGGTTTGCTGGCCAGCGATAAAGAGCTCTTTACTCCGAGAAAAAAATGGGTCTTGAGGTATTTAATTATGACTGTCACGGACAACTTGGTTTTATAGAGCCGGACTACATCAAGGATGCAGATTGCACCGTGAGAACACCGGTTATTCGGGGAGTTAATGACAGTCCAATATATGGACAAGGTAAAAAAATTAAGCCCAGACTTCCGGGCAGAACAGGAAGCCAGCACTTTGAACAGATATATTTACCGGAATTACTTCCACTGGAGGAATATGACCTAATTGTGGTTCTCTTCTCTGGTGGGAAAGACAGCACAGCGTGCTACTACAAGCTGTTAGAACTAGGAGTGCCAAAAGAGAAAATAGAACTCTGGCACCACGATATTGACGGTGGGCATCCCATCAGGCAGATGGACTGGAGATGTACACAAAATTACGTGAAAGCCTTTGCAGATGCAGAGAAAGTGCCATTGCGGTTATCCTACCGGGTGAACGGTTTCTTTGGCGAACTGTATCGGATAGGTGCATCAGAACCTATTGAATGGATTGACCCGGAAACTGAGGAAATAATGCGGTGCAAACCGTCCAGAAATTACCTTAAATGCGAGGAACTGAAAGAAAAATGCACCGAGGACATGGAGGAACAGTTAAAACAATACGGTTACCGGATGAAATTTCCCGCAAAAAGTGGAGATTTGAGCCGTAGGTGGTGCAGTGCTTACCTCAAGATTGCAGTGGCGGATTCGGTTGTGATCAACCTTGATAGATTAGATCAGCTTGCCGAACTGGGAGGGAAACGACTTAAATTCCCGGCGAAAGGTGGTACACATCAGGGACGGTGGTGTTCCGGCAACCTTAAAGCGGCAGTACAGGACAGCGTTACCGCTAATCTGGATAAGACCAGGGAAAACACCAAGATACTGATTATATCGGGAGAACGGCGAGGAGAAAGCGCAGGACGGGCGAATTACAACGAGATGGAAATCCACCGGACAAATGCAGAGAAGAAAGCACACCGCATTGTTCATCAGTGGCGACCAGTAATTGACTACTCCGAGAAAGATGTCTGGGAAGTGTTAAAAAGGCACAATGTCAATCCACATCCGTGCTACCGGGCAGGATGGAATAGATGTTCCTGTGCCCAGTGTATTTTTTCAACGCCACCGCTGTTTGCAGGCATCCGGGAGATATACCCGGAAGAATATGCAAAGCTGAAGCAGGATGAAATCATTCTGGGATTTACTCTGGATAATAAATGTGACCTTGATACATTTGTTGGAAATGCGAAGTCATGTGTGTACCACGGAGACGAAAAAGCAATACATAGTTTGATTACGGGCGAGTTTACTGTGGATGACGTGTATGTAAAAGACGAATGGAAGTATCCAGCCGGAGCTTTTCATGGGGCAGAAGGCGGACCGTGTTAGTAAATAAAAGAAAGGAGCCGAACCTCCGGCCGGAGAGGTTGATAATAAGACGAAAAGCGAAATAATCGTACAAATTTTATCTGTCATGAGCAGGAATTTAAGCGCAGAAATCGCAACGATTAAAGAGGAAGAAACCGAAAAGGAAGAAAGTGAGGATTAAATTTTATGAACAAAAGGGATGTTTTAGAAATTAAAAGAAGATTTAAAAAGGAAGCCTGTACATTCACTCGTATGTGTGGATGCTATGTAGACGCTGACCATAATAAAATCACAAAAATCAGTGAGACATTTTTAAATCTGGACGATGCAGAATATTATAAATATCTTGATATTGCAAAAAAAACGTTATCCGGAACGTTAGGAAACAACCTTTTGGAGTTGGATTTTCCACTCGAAGAGGAAGGTACTGGCGGAAGACAACAGTTTCTGATGGGACTGCGTGAAAGCAAACTGAAAAATGATGATCTGATGGACACTTTTTACGATATGATCATTGACAGTTATGATTACGTTGGGAATTATCTGATTCTGATCTTCCATGATGCCTACGATGTCATGACCAAAACCTCAGACAATGACAAGCTGGATGAATCAGAAGAAGTTTATGAGTATCTGCTGTGCGCAATCTGTCCGGTCAATCTGACAAAGCCGGGGCTTGGTTACCGTGAGGACGAAAACCGCATTGAATCTCGTATCAGGGATTGGGTTGTCGGAATGCCAGATACAGGCTTTCTCTTCCCAGCATTTACCGACCGAAGCACCGACATCCATTCTGTGATGTTTTACAGTAAAAACACGAATGAGCCACACTCTGAATTTATGAAAGCTGGACTTGGTTGCAAGGCAAAAATGACAGCATCAGAGAAAAAGAAAGTGTTCCAGAACATTTTAAATGATGTGCTGGGAGAAGATGATGAAGAAAATAATAAGATCTGTTTGGAAATACACAGCGTTCTGGATGATACCTTAATAGCAAATGGAAGTGCTGATCCAGAGGAGGAATCACAGAAAGTCGAACTTACACAGGACATCATTAAAAATTGTCTGGATGAAGTCGGACTCCCTCAAAATATGACAGATCTGATTTTGAAAAGCCGTAGAGAACTGCTTCCGGTGGACACACTTGTATCAGAAGTTGTAGATAAAAAGGCTGTTGCGGAAGCAAATAAAATCAACTACATAGCAGATTTAAAAGAACTGCTTGAAGCAGCAGCAATTAAACTGGCAGAGACATTTTCAGACGAAGATGCACTTGTAAAAGAAATCAGAGAAAAGATTTGAGGTATTTTTATGAACAATGGTGAATTAAAAGAGTATCTTAATGGATTTCCGGATGACGCTTCACTCAGCGTCATTCTGGTGAATCCAAAGAAAAGAAAATTGTACGAAATTAATAAAATATATATCGGTTCAGATTTTGGTCACCCGGTGTTTTTTATTGATGTGGGAAAAGAATCTGACATGGACGAGGAAATAGTCAAGGCTTGTGAAGAGGACGAGAATGTGGCAGGACAGATGGAGATTGAGGACTTCCCAGAGTATATGCCGGATGGCTTTAATAAAAATGATACAGCTAATTGAATTAGTGAGGTGACGGACATGGCGATAGTTTTATGCTCAATGACAGATTGTAAATATCGTTCAAAAAGAGCCAGCAAAAAATATAAATATAAAAATGGAGAAAAGTGCTATGGATGTACGAGAGAAACAATTCTTGTCGGAGAGATATTCGATCCAGATAATTATGTTGTAGATGTAGTGGGTAAGGAAAACATGGCTCAATGCAAATTTTATGAGCCGTTAAATTAGAATTTTAATGAGGTAAACAATGGCAAGATTAAAAAATGAATTGCGAAATTGCAAGTTTTGCAGTCATAAAAAAACCGATATTGAAAATCTATGCTATTACTGTTCAAACAAGCAAAGCGAACATTATCTTGAAAAGATAAGAGATGATACACTTATGCGTCATTGCAAGGGCGGTAATTGTAGGCGAATGTACATATAAACTGAACGAAAGGTAGTATATGAAAGAATTTCCGATTATGACGAAAAAGGGCAAAGAATATATTCCCTACGATATCATCAAACCGCACGAAGAACAAGCATTAAAAAATCACTGCGGACAGACATTAGACAGGTTGGCAGAAAGAGGAGGTCTGTCTTGGGCGGAAGCGTATGCGGTTTTAACAGATAGTAAATTTCCTAGTAGAAAAGAGTATATTTCAGAAGAATTTTATGAGAAAAAAGTCAAAGAGATTGTATCAAATACAGAGTTAAACTGAACTTTAACGGAGGTATTGAAAACATGGATAAAACAACATTGCATTTTTTCACTGCAATAAAAAACGGTGAAGTAAAACATATAGGAAAAAGCATTATCATACAGCCGGAAGTAAAGTTTGGCGGTGGCACGATAAAATGGTTTGACGACAAGCAGTTAGTGAAAAATAAAGGAGAGGAGACATGTTAAAAAGAGAATATAAAAGAAGAGAACCGACAAATCAGGAAAGAATATTTTTGAAGTCGAGAGGACTTATACCGGACAGCTGGCTAATAATTTACGAAAATAAAAGTGAATTAGTGGTTGTTAGCAGAAGGAGATCATACCGAAAAGTATTAAAAAAACCAAGAAAGAACCGGTAAAAAAATACATATCAAAGAACAATGATTAAATGAATAAAAATATAATAATGTTGCATGAATAAGATAATATATTGTGTTTTTATGAACTTATATATGGTATAATGTTGTAAGAAACTTAGGCGTCACGCATGGGGAGATGTTTAAAATGAGCAGAGATGAAACGATAGAGATATGCACACGCATAGACAATTACCTGGGCGATAAAATAGCAGAATCAATTTTAAATAATATCTCATATGACAAAATGGAAGCACGCTATGGGATTATGCCGATTTCTCGCACGCATTTTTACAGAAAAAAGAAAATGGCATTAAGGATGCTCAACAGCCGGAGCTTGTACGAAGAAGAAAGAAACGGACAGCTCCGCATGATGCTTTAATTCACGCATAGAACTGCACGCATAGACACACGCATATTATTTAAAATGCACGCATAACGCACGCATGGAACGCATAGACAATTTATTTTCACGCATAGGATAAAAATACCACGCACGCATAAAAAAGTCTGTATTGGCAAAATACGCAAGATAAAAATAAAAAGCCGTTTCAAGTTGTTTCCAATTAAATTTTTCATGTTTTCCCTTTCTGGTCTTCCATCGTCAGCACCGGGCGACCGTTCCACGGTGGACTCTCCAGAGCGGAGCGTTTCGGCTATTTTGTGCAAATATCGAATTATACTCATTGCATTCTGTTTTCTTCGGACATCTGGAGCAGTCGCTTTCATAAGTTCCGCAAACCTCTGTTAATTCTTTTTTTGCCCTCCTGTTAATATTATAACACATTAAAAGCGGTGTAATTGCAATATACAAATACACCAAAAATAATGCATAATTAATAGACAATATTTGTGCATTATTTATAATGTAAATCGCTTGAAAACGATTATAAAATCATTTATAATTCCCTTAAAGGAAAGAGAGGTGCGAAACAATGCTTACTTATAAAATAAATGTATTAGAAACGCTGAAAGAAAGCGGATACACCACGTCACGGCTGAGAAAAGAAAAGCTTTTGGGAGAAAACGCAATCCAGACGCTAAGGCGTGGCGACATGGTCGGGATCATCGCATTAGAGAAGATATGTACACTTCTGGATATGCAGCCGGGAAACATTATTAAATATGTAGAAAATGAGAAAAAATAAAATACTTTAAAAATAATGTAAAAAGGTATTGACAGTACACCGGAAATGGTGTATTCTAATATCAGAAACAAGGAAAAACACAACACACGGAGGAAAAGAAAATGGAAGAATTAAAAAACATCTATAGTTATTCGAAAACAGAAATTAACAAGATGAAGCGTGAGGATCTTTTACATCTTTTATACGAGAGAGATAAAAACTATTTTGAAAATGTAAGCGGAATACAAAAAGATTGGAGCAAAAAGAACACATTTGAAAAATATAAGGAGTTTTATAAAAACTGTACAGTTAAAGAATTAAGAGAAAGAGCTTAGAGGGGGATAAAACTATGGAAGAATTAAGAAAATGTTACAAAAAGTTAGATGAACTCATGAAGGAAATTGAAAACAGACATGACACAGACATCATGGATTTTATTAATCTTGATGAGGAAGTGAAAGCCGAGTACATGGGAGACTGGACAGAGAAAGACGTGCAGGGCTGGGAGTATCTGGTAAATAGAGCTAGCACAATCAGAAAAGCGTACAGGATCGTTGCGGAAGAATTGCATATCGGAGAATTTCTACCGGAAATTGACCAGTAAACATCGAGAAAAGGTGGCTTGAAATATAGCCGCTTTTTTTATGCCTAAAAATGGAACAAAAACAGTTAAAAAATATCTTATAATAAAATTATAAATAAAATGATGGGAGGTGTGCGCCTTGGCAAATTTAAAAGGAAAAGTTAAAAAGCTTCAGACTGCGATTGTCCAGTGCGGACTGATCATAAAAATAAACCAAAATCAATTTTATAGCGACGACCAGAAGCGCATGATCACAATTTACAGAATCCTTACACCAGTGTGCACCTTTAAGAAAAATAGACAAGAATGGAAAACAGAAGATTATGAGATTCTTAAAACGGCATCTATCCCGGAAGTAATATTCTGTTTGATTGATATTTATAAGGCGGTGAGCGGATGAAGGGAGAACTCACACCGAAATGGAAAGCTTTTGCAGATGAGTATATAAAGAATGGCGGAAATGGCACACAGGCATACATAAGCGCAGGCTATAGTGAGAATGGAGCAAATCGAAGTGCTCAAAAACTGCTGACAAAAACTGTCATTAAAGAATATATAGCGGAAAAAATGGAGCAAATCGAGAAAGAACAGCACCGGGATATCATGTCACTAGCAGAAATCCAAGAGCGGAGAAGTAAAATCGCAAAGGGCGAAGTCGTGGACGGTCTTGGATTCTCTCCAGACTTTTCCGATCAGCTTAAGGCAATGGATGGACTGGAAAAGGCACTGACCATAGCAGAAAAGCAGAAGATCGAGCGAGAGGAAAAGGAAAAGCGAGAGAAATCGGCACTCTGGACGATCCCGATCACGGACATTACATCCGACTTTGTGGAGATATACCGGACAGTGCATGAAGCCTTTGCCGGAGAGGAAGACATACACGAGATCATATCGAAGGGCGGACGTGGCTCTATTAAGTCCAATTTTTGGGGGAATCTTGCATATGAGACAATCAGACAGGATCCTCAGGCGCATATCGTATACACAAGACGATATAAGATTGACTTGAGAGGATCTGTTTATAATCAGTTTATGAAGGTGGTGATCCGGTGTAATGATCTGGATAACTGGGACTTTAAGCAGTCTCCGATGTGTGCGGTGTATAAGCCGACCGGGCAGATGGTAATGTTCGTGGGAGCTGATAAGCCTATCAGCTTAAAATCTTTCAACGTGCCATTCGGATATGTTAAGATGCTGATCCATGAAGAGTGCGACGAGATGGCAGGTGTGGAGCAGATGGATAACATTGAAGATACTTTCCTGCGAGCAGATACACCAGCACTTGACATAAAAATTTTCAATCCTCCGAAGTCAAAAAACAACTTTATGAATGAGTACACCGAAGAATGTAAAAATAAGCCACAGACACGGATCTGCCACAGCTATTATTATAATGTCCCGGTAAAATGGTTAGGGAAGCGATTCTTCGAGCGTGCGGAGTGGTTCAGGATTCATAAACCATTATATTATAAAAATAATTATCTCGGAGAAGTCACTGGAACAGGCGGCGGCATCTTCGACAATTTAGAAATCCGAAAAATATCGGATGAAGAGTTAATGACATTCGACACAGTAAACCACGGATTGGACTTCGGATACACACACCCACAGGTGTTCAGTCAGAATTATTACGATTACGAGACGGATACTCTTTATATTTTTGGCGAAGTGTATTCTAAAAAGTGTAAAAACTCTACATTTGCCAGAAAGATAAAGAAGTTTATGAATGTCGAGATTATATGCGATTCTGCCAGACCGGACGGAATAGCAGAGATGCAGGACTGGGGATTTAATGCGATCGGTGCAAAGAAAAGATGGGGAAGCGGAAAAGGAAGGGATTACTGTTGGGAGTGGCTTCAGCGATGTAATAAGATCGTGATTGATCCGGAGCGTTGCCCGAACACCGAAAGCGAGTTTAAAAAGGCAGAACATGAACAGCTCCCAGATGGTTCATTTTCAGATGCATACCCAACTTTAGAAGAGGATACGATCATGGCAAACATTTATGCATTGAACAGAATTATCATGACCAGCCGAAGGAATGACGGTCTTTATGATGATGAGGAAGATGAGGAGGAAGAAGAATATGAAGATTAACGTACTGGGAACCGAATACACAATAAATGAAGCTACGGAGAATGAAGACCCAAAACTTACCGGCAAAGACGGATATTGTGATAGCAGTACAAAAACATGTGTAATCGACAGAATGGAAGACACAGATATTAATTCAAAGGGGAACATGGAAGAATATAAAAAATCTGTCAAAAGGCATGAATTGATCCACGCATTTTTGTATGAGTCCGGTCTTGATAGCTGCAGTTGGGCGAATAATGAAGAATTAGTGGATTGGTTTGCTATTCAGTGGCACAAAATTAGTGTGGCATTTGAACAGATTGGAATTTAAGGCGGTGGTTGCATGAAATATTATGTTGTAGTTGAAAAAGATACAAGAGAAGTGCTTGCGTGTATTTCAGATAATAGCAAAGATGATATTCTTCGGAAGGATGTTGACTTGAAAGTATACGAAGGTACAGAGCCAGTATTTACCGAGACAAATCACGGAATTTTTCTGAAAGATAATGCATTTACTATGATTTTATAGGTGATAACGTATGAACATATTCACAAGAGTAAAGGGGTTTGTCATGAAGTTTTTTAGAACAGATGCAGAGAAAGAATTTAATGTCGAGTTTATTACTTCTCCGGAGATTGAGAACTCACAGCAGAGATGGAACGACATCATTAAGGGAAGTCCTTTCTGGGTTGATCCGAAAAAAAATGACATCCGGACGATAAATTTTGCAAAATTCCTCTGCCAGTACACAGCAAAGAAAGCATGTATGGATTTGTCAGTGAGAATAACTGGTTCAGAAAGAGCAGATTTTATTAATAAGTGCATCAGGGCAATGGTTGACACTTCTATCCGGGACAAAGTAGAAGATATGCTAGGAGTTGGCGGAATTATTTTAAAGCCGAACGGCTCAATGAACCCAGACAACATGATAGATTATATTATGCCGTGGGATTTTGCAATCACAGAAAAGACAAGCAATGGAGATATCAGAGGATGCGTTTTCGTTAATCGACTTTTAAAAGATAAAGTGTATTACTACCGGCTTGAATACCATCATTTCACGACCTCAAAAAATAAAGAGGGCGAAGAGATGAACGTGTACGAGATCCAGAACAGAGCGTTTAAGTCAAATAGCAGTAACTCACTTGGAAAAAAGATAGAGCTGCATGACGTTCCAGAGTGGTCTTCAATAGAAGAAGTCGTTCACATTATGAACGTAGAAAAGCCACTGTTCGCCTATTTGAAAACCCCATTCAACAATACGATCGACTACTCATCCCCGGAAGGTGTCTCTATTTTCTCAAATGCGCTCATGGAGCTTAGAGATCTGGATATAGCATGGAGTAAAAAAGGAAACGAGGTTGAGGATTCTCAGCACATTACTTTTATTGATGAGAATGCGCTGACAAAACAGGGAAAAGGTGGTGCGCGTGTCTCAACAGTAGAGCTTCCTCGGTTCGTTAAAGGCTTGAAATTGGGGCTTGATTCAAAAAGTACGATCGATGAACACGTCCCGACCATGCTTACTTCTGACAGAATCACAGACATTAACAGCGTTCTTTCTATGATCTCGACAAAATGCGGATTCTCACAAGGGCAGTTTATCCTTGATAGAAAATCTGGAAGATTGACAGCAACACAGGTTGAGAGCGATGACAATGAGACGGTAGAAACGATTAACGATATTCGAAAATGCATAAAAACAGCGTTGAAAAATCTCATTTATGCAATTAACGTATTCTGTGACCTTTACGGAATCTCTGCCGGCTATGTGGATGCACTGGATGATGATGTACCGGACGAAGATATATTTTATTTTAAAGATTTGCTTGCAAGCTTCGAACAGGACAGATCCAGAGCTTATAATTTAATGATTCAGGGTGTCTATTCTAAGCGTAAATACCTTAAGGAATACGAGGGATTTAATGATGATGAAGTAGATGAAATGTTTGCAGAGAGAGCACAGGAAGATGCGGAAAGGAACAGCGGTGGTCTGTTTGGAGAGGAGTAAAATAATACAATGTATACCGAAGCTTTCTAAAAATGGTATTTTAAAAGGTGGATATATTATCCCTGAACCTGAACCGCCGGAGATGGTTCAGGTAAAGCTTCAGAAAAAGACTGCGATAGAGACGATTAAGTTTTATTTAGAAAAGTGATAGAAATGGATGCGTTAATATGAAATATAATAAAGTCATTGGAAGCTTTAATATTAAGCTTGATACTAAGCGAATAGATGAAAATTTAAGAAATGCTCAGAATGTCCTTGATGAGCAGGTTGTAAACGACATGAGAAAATACACACCTATGCAGCAGGGCGATTTGAGAAACAAGACGCAGATAAAAGAACCAGGATTAATTACAGTAGATACACCATATGCGCATTATCAGTATGTTGGAGAGCTTTATTTGACTGCGGACGGTAGATCGTGGTCGAACCGTGGAGAAAAGAAGTATCCGACAGGAACAGAATTAAAATATCACACACCGGGAACAGGTAAAAGATGGTTTGAAACTGCAAAAGAAAATCACGGTAAGCAGTGGATAGATCTTGTTAAAAGAGAGGTTGGAAAAGGATAATGCTTAGACCGGATTATTTTTATGGAAAAACTGATAAACTGGTTGAAATGTATCAAGATCTTGAAAATTGGATTATATCAGATATTGCAACACGATTGATAAAATCCGGTGAATTGTCAGGAACTGCCGACCGAGAATTGTGGAAACTCCAACAGATGGGACTGCATAACACCGAGATTGTAAAAAGAATATCTGAAATGTCTGGAAAATCGAGAAATGAGGTTCGCAGATTATTAAGGGATAGTGTTATGACATCATTCTCAGATGATAAGGAAGTCTTAACACAGATATCAGCATCCGATATTATATCTCCGCTAAAAAATAATATGGCAATTCTGGCAATGAATGCAGAGTTAATAAAGACATTCGGAGAACTTGATAATTTGACAAAAACAACCATTAACCAGACACATAAAGACTTGCTCAACATGCTGAATGAGGTTGATTATAGAGTTGCATCTGGAATGCAGTCTTACAGCAGTGCAGTCTGCGAAGTTCTGGATAGATATGCAGAATCTGGTGTTATGGTAGAATACCCTACTGGAACGAAGCGTTCTCTTGAAGCAGCAGTGAGGTGTTGCATCGTCACATCTATGAATCAGACTGCGGCACAAGTGACGAACATTTATATTGCGCAAAATAAAATAGAGTATGTTCTAGTATCAGCACATTCGGGTGCCAGATATGATAAAAAGGATCCAACAGGGATTTCATCTCACGATCACTGGCAAGGAAAAGCATATAAAATAATTGGGAGCGAACCAGGATTTCCGAATCTTCTTGAAAGCACAGGTTATACCATAGACCCTAAAACCGGAACGGGAACTGTTGTAAATCTCTTAGGACTTCACGGATACAATTGCAGACATTCACATGGCCCGTGGCGAAAAGGCATGGTAAATAAGTACCTTGATGAAAACGGAAATGTGAATATAAATGCAGATGAAAGTCAAAAACTTTATGATTTGCAGCAGAAGCAGAGATTACTTGAAAGAGAAATTCGTAAAACAAAGCGTGAAATTATGGCTAAGAAACAGGAACTTGATATGATTGCCGAAACAGATGTAAAAGAGATCTTGCAACCTCAATATGATAAACTGGCATATAAACTGCGAATGCAGAATAAAAGGCTTCAATTATTCTGTAAGAATAATGATCTTCAATTGCAAGGCGATAGAACGAAGGTTTCTGGATTTAGTAAAAAACAGTCTGCGATTGCAAATGGACGAGCAACGGCTTATAAAAATAAAATTGAAAAAAATGGTACAACGAAAATGGAATAATATGTTATTATAATAACGTGTTAACCATACATACTTGGTTATCAACATTTCTTTAATTAATGCAGTGGAACTCAAGCGAGATAACAACTCACCGTCATAGCCGGAAACTCCCCAAATGAGGTAAAGCAAATGAAAAACATTGTTACGTGCTTTACCAAAGAAGAAAAAGAGCATATAAAAGAATTGTGTGATTTCACACCGACAGAAGAAACGCTCTTTGATTTACGGAAGAAAGAAAAGTCTTTGGAAGAATGTGCAGAAATTATGCATGTTTCAACGAAGACAGCAGGACGTATCAACGTAAAAATGCAACATAAAATTCTTAAGGTAACTGGACAACATTTCACATAACTTTCTCCTCATTAAAGGCATCCGTTAAGGGTGTCTTTTTTGTGTCCTTTTAATGGGGTTTTGCTGGGGTGGTTCAATTGTGCTGTTCATAATAAAATGAAGATAGAAAGAGAGGTTTATTATGTACGAGTATCAGAGATATAACCAGTATTCTTATCCTCAATATCAACAACCACAACAGATTCAACAGCAATTCCCACAACAGATCATGCCGCAACAAGCTGGACTTTGTGGAAGAATGGTTAATTCTGTTGAGGAAGTCACAGCGAATGACGTTCCCATGAATGCACCATTTGCCATTTTCCCGAAAGCAGATGGATCAGAAGTTTATATAAAATCGTGGAGTGCTAATGGACTTATTCAGACAGTTACATATAAACCGAAGATAGACGGAAAACAGAACGAATTACCGAAAGAAGACACGACAACATTGTTTGCCCCGATAATGGAGCGATTAGACCAGATAGAAGCTAAAATAACTCAGTCCCAGAGGACTACCAGAGCAAAGAAAGAGAGCGATTCTGAATGAATTTAATGCAGATGATCCAGTGCGGTGGAAACCCTAAGATGATATTAAGTCAAATGATGAGCAACTCTCAATTTTCAAATAATCCGATCATGAAAAATACATTCGACATGATGAACCGTGGAGACAGTAAAGGGCTGGAACAGCTTGCCAGAAATTTGTGCAAAGAAAAAGGTCTAAACCCGGAAGAAATCATGAGCCAGTTTAAACATTGATACTATTCTTGCAAGATTATGTATAAATAAATTTTATTAGGAGGAACACATATGTTTAATTCATCTCCAAGTTTAGCGGACATTGCCGCCGTTACTGGTGGAAACCGTAATGATGGTGCATGGGGCGATGGTGGTTGGTGGGTTCTCATTATCCTCTTTGCCTTATTCGGTGGATGGGGCGGTTATGGATTCGGTGGTAATGGTGGTGGCGGTTATACCGCAACTGCGGCTACACAGGCTGATATCCAGAGAGGATTTGACAATTCAGCAGTCATAAGTAAGCTTGATGGCATTACAAATGGTCTTTGTGATGGCTTTTATGCAGTAAACAACGGAATGCTGACAGGATTTAACACCATTCAGCAGGCAATTAATGCGGACACAGTAGCAGGAATGCAGAATGCAAATGCTATTCAGTCTCAGCTTGCAAATTGCTGCTGCGAAACTCGTGAAGCTATCCAGGGTGTAAACTTCAACATGGCGCAGAACACTTGCGCATTACAGAACACCATGAACAACAACACGAGAGATATTATCGACAGCCAGAATGCCGGAACAAGAGCGATACTTGACTACTTATGCCAGGATAAGATCGCAACGTTGCAGGCAGAAAATAATGATTTGAGACTTGCAGCATCACAGGATAGACAGAACGCACTTTTGACTACCGCTATGACAGCACAGACAAATCATATTATCAACGCTGTTAATCCATCACCAATTCCGGCATACCAGGTGCCAAACCCTAACACATACATTCCGTATGGATGTGGTTGCAATACTGGATGCGGATGTTAGACAACTGAATAATTAAAGTATCTTAATCGACAAGATTATGTCTGCATAGCAGTATTACTTAAACACAAAGGGCAGACTTTAATGTTTGCCCTTATATTTTTGAAAGAGAGGAAAATATTATGTCAGAATTTACAGCCAATGCTTTACAGACTGTCCTGCAAGGAGAAGATGTCGCATTTACTGAGACACCGGTTTGCGGAACAAAATGTATCGTTCACAGACATGGAAGCGGAGTAGTTAAATTAAGAGGAATCACAAACCAGTGCAAAGCAAGATTTCTTGTATCTTATAGCGGAAATATCCAGATCCCAACCGGTGGAACGGTGGAAGCTATTTCTCTTGCAATCGCAATTGACGGAGAACCCTTACAGTCTACAAGAATGATTGTGACACCTGCGGCAGTAGAAAACTTATTCAATGTATCTGCACAGGTTTATGTAGATGTTCCTTGTGGATGCTGCAGCGCAATAGCGGTTCAGAATACATCCGGACAGACTATCGAGGTACAGAACAGTAATTTGATCGTAGTAAGGGAGGCTTAGTATATGCATATTGAAAGAATCCATAAAATGCTTGAATGCCTTGCTGAAAAATCCTTATGTGAGATTGAAAAAGGGATTGAGAATGTCAATACAGAAGAAATGGGAGAAGTGATCGACATGATAAAGGATCTGTCAGAAGCAGAGTATCATGCCACAATTACTAAGGCAATGAACGAAGCGGACGAAGCAGATATCATGGAAAAGCTTTTAGAGTATGGGGATGACCGAAGATATTACGACCGGTATCGTTATGCTGATGGAAGATTTGCACCGAAAGGCAGAGGAAAACGAAGAGGATATGATGAACCCCCATATTATCACATGTACCCGGATGATTACGAAGATGCAGAGCACATGAGAGACATGGATAAGAAAGACCTGAAAAGGATGTATACAGATACCGGAATGATGGGAGATAGTTCATATCCGAGGGATTCCAGAGAGGGAAAAGCCGGTATTTCCAGACGTACTTATATGGAGACCAGAGAAAACCATCATGGAAATTCAGAGGAAGATAAAAAAGAGCGTGCAAAAGCAAGAAAAGATTACTTGCGAGATATGCAGATGGATATTACTGAAATGACATCAGATGCAGCTCCGGAAGAAAAGCAGATGTGGAGAAATGAATTACAGATGATGTTACAGAAAATCTAAGAGGTGAGCGCAGTGTTTAAAATCAATGATGTTGAATGGAATATTTTATATGTAAATCCTAATAGTGAATGCTTGATGCGTTCAGATGGAACAATTACACTTGGTGTTACAGATTGGAGTACACGAACGGTTTATTTGTCAAATGCATTAAGCGGAAGTCTGTTAGAGAAAGTTCTATCTCATGAGTTGGTACACTGCGCTTCATTTTCATATGACTGCCACATTCCAATAGATGTAGAGGAAATCGTAGCGGATTTTCTGTCTCTTTATGGAAAAGAAGTCGTTGGCATAGCAGATGATATTTTGAATGGGGTAATTGAAAATGGACGTTATAAAGCAGTATGAGGACTATATAGGGCTTAAAAAAGAATACATTAAAAATCCTACATTGGAAAATAAAAATGCAATGATAGCCAAATTAGAAGAGTACGGAAAGTATATATACGACCAGTGCAACAGATTAAGAAAGGATTGCATTGTGGAAGAAGAAAAAGAAGTACTTAGAAGGTATTTCGGTGGGAAATAGCAAAGAGGGGTGGAGCAATCTGCCCTTTTTAAAATGGTACAAAAAGTTGTTTAAAATAAGTTAAAATATATATTGAAAAGAATATTAAAAGTACCGGACAGAAAAAGGGATTCTGTTCGCTAACCTAGAATAATTATGGGATGATGCATGGCACGTCCTATTTTGGGCGTGCTTTTTTATTTTTGGGAATTAATTCAGTGGAAGAAGACACGGCTTATATCCGGGTTGTCGAGGGTTCGATTCCTTCATTCCCAATTGCCAGCTATGGAGTAAATAGCAACTCATTCGTGCCGGACTGACCGGAGTAACAACTTGGAAAGAAAGAGGTAGAAACATGGTAAACGTAGCAAAAGAATTAAAGAAACTCGGAATTGAAATTTCAGACGAACAGAAAGAATCTCTTAAAAAGAGTATGGGTGAAGAGCTGTATTCCAAAGAAGAAATGGAAGACAAAGTTAAAAAAGCTTCATCAGAATCCGAACAGTGGAAAAACCGGGCAGAATCAGCAGAGAAAATGCTTGAAGGGTTGGATGGAAAAAGCCCGGAAGACATTTTAAAAGAGCGTGATGACTGGAAGAGACAGGCAGAGGATTCCAAAAAAGATTATGAAGCCAAAATCGCAGAGCATGAGAAGGATGAACTTTTGAAAGAAGCATTTGCGGAAATCGAGTTTACTTCAGAATCTGCAAAGAAAGCCATTATGGAAGACATTTCCAAAGGCGTAAGCGTGAGAAATGGAAAGCTGATAGGGTTCAGTGATCTTATTGAGGAAGCTAAAAAGACAGATGCAAATGCATTTGTAAATAAGCAGAATCAGCAGACTCCACATGCGTATTTCACAAAACCGAATGAAAATAATTCTGGTGGTGATAAGCCTACAACAAGAGAGAGCATTTTATCTATCAAAGATAGATCAGAACGTCAGAAAGCAATTGCCGAAAACATTTCTTTATTCCAACAGTAAAGGAGTTTTATATGAACAAAAACAGATTAACGATGAACACAAATTTGCAGTTTTTTGCAGCAAACGCAGGACTGATTGCAACAGGAGACATTGATGTAACGGCAAGGGAAATTGATTTTGTTACATCTTTTGAAAGAAACTGGGAAGCTTTAAGAGAAATTCTTGGAATTTCAAGAGCAATTAAAAAAAATCCGGGAACTGTTCTTAAAAGCAAATATGCAGAAGGAACGTTAGAGAGTGGGACTGTAGCAGAAGGCGATGTGATTCCAAGAACACATTACGATGTAAAAGAAAAACCTTATGCAGAGATTACTCTTGAAAAATATGCAAAAGAAGTTTCTATCGAAGCTATCAAGGATCATGGATATGAAGCAGCTTGTGGAATGACAGATGAAGAGTTCAAGACAGACCTGCAGGATGGAATTACAACAAAATTCTACAACTATCTGAAAACTGGTACACTTACAAACACTGCAAAAACATTCCAGATGGCTATAGCTAAAGCTATTGGATCTGTCAAGAATAAGTTCAAGTCAATGCACAGAACTGCTACAGGAGTTGCAGTATTTGTAAATATGATGGATTTATATGATTATCTTGGAAATTCACAAATTACTTTGCAGACAGCCTTCGGACTTACCTATGTCAAGGAATTCCTCGGAGCAGACATTATGATCCTTTGCTCTGACAACGAAATCCCAGCCGGAAAAGTTCTGGCAACAGCCGTAAACAACATCGTTGCTTACTATGTAGATCCATCTGACGCAGATTTTGAGAAAGCCGGTCTTTCTTACACAGTTAGTGGAGAGACAAACCTTATCGGATTTAAGGTAAAAGGCGATTACGATCGTGCAACCAGCGTAAATTATGCACTGTTAGGATTTGTACTTTTTGCAGAGTACATTGATGCAGTAGCTAACGTTTCAATCACACCGGGGGAATAGTTCCCACTACACAGGCGGTAAATGCTAGTGGGGAACTCACGGAAGAATACTTAAACTCTCTTACAGTTGCAGAAATTAAGGCACTGGCAGAGAGTAAAGGGTATTCACTGACCGCAACAAAGAAAGCTGATATTATCAGCGAAATCTTATCACAGCAATAAGGAGTGTGGAGCAATGTCATATGTAGATTTTGAATATTACCAAACTAAATATGGTGGAAGTTTGTTCGAAAGCGAAGAAGACTTTGCTCCATATGAAAGAAAAGCAGAAAGAAGAATCAATGCGATCACATCAAACAGGATTGTGTTTTATCCTCAGCCAGAATCAGAGGATGTATGGTGGGATAATATCAAAGATTGCACCTGCGAAATAGCTGAATTGCTAAAGAATGTATCTGAGTACTCTGCGGCAGTTAATAACTTTGGTGTTATTACAAATACGGACGGAACTGTAAAAGGGAAAATGATTAAGAGCATGACTTCTGGAAGTGAATCAGTATCTTATGATGCCGGAGCATCTTCTTCGACATTGGTAGAGATTGCAAAATCAGAAATGGCACTTAATAGTAAGTGCTACGATATTGCATCAAATTACCTAACCGGAATGGTTGATTCAAGGCATGAAAACCTTTTGTACATGGGAGTTTAGCTTATGGGAATCGGATATAAAGATGCCGTGGTTTTATATAACAGGCATTACAACGACACTTTAGAAACTGAATATTATTTCGGTACTCTATTTGAAAATGTAAGAATCGAGCTTACACAGGCAGAGAACATAAGTAAATCTGGAATGAAAGATGCAGATAGTTTTCTTGTAAAAATCCCGAATGACGGCACATTGAATTATGCTAATCCACCAGACTGGGAGAACATGAGCGAAGAAGAAAAGCTAAAGCATTTCACTTTAAGAATTAATGATTTTGACTTCGTAGTGATTGCAAAAAAAGATGAACTTCTCATTGATAGGGAATTGCCGGTTGGATTAATTAATTCAGACGATTATCCGGGTAAATTCTTCCAGTACATGGTAAATGAAAAAGGGAATTGCTACAAAGTGAATACTATCGGTGTTTACAGCCTTATACCAAGGTTTGAGATTGGAGGTAAATGATTTGGATGAAAAGCCAAAAATAATGCTTGTATCAGATGCAGAAACTGCTCAAAGAGCTATCCTTGATATGATAAATAGTTATCCAAATTTTCCGCCCGGTTTCAAACCATCAAATTCAACAATCTTATGGAACAGCATAAAAGATACTCAGTCTATTGGAGTTTTTCCGGCGCAGGATCCTGTTTATTTGAAAAAATATGTCAGCGGTTCTTATGTCGGACAAATGACGTTCCAGATCGTATACAAAAGCAATCCAACAACAAACAAGGATAATATTGCAGCAAGCAATCTGCTTGAAAATATTGCAAAGTTCCTTGAAAGTGGAGAATTTACATTAAAAGATAAAAATTTTGTTGTAGAACAAATCAACCGCACATCGGATGTATTTTGCGGTACAGCAGATGGGAAAACAACAGAATTAGCAATTAATATGCAGCTTAAATATTTTTATAAAAAATAGGAGGAATACTCATGGCAAAAGACAGAACTAACATGGTCTCACTTTTGGATATTGGAAGCCTTATGGGTGGAAAAAGTGAAAAGCTTGCTGAAATGGGTGATGGTTTCACAGAGCTTTCTGAAGACTGGGGACCTAACACAGAAAGCACACAGTACGTAAACATGAAAAATGCAAGCAACTCTGTAAAAGGGTATGCATTTTCAATGTCTCCAGAAAGAGAACATTTGTCAGATGAAATGCAGACAGTGTTTAATGATGTTTTTAAAAAACTTCCAACAGGAGATCAGTGCGAGACATATTATTATCGCTTCTTTAAAGCTGATATTACAAGCGGATCCGGCGATTGTATCCGTGTCCCAGTAACTGTATGTGCATCAAGCACTGGTGGATCAGGTGGTGATATCTTAAAGTCTACAGTCCAGATTAATGGAAATGGAGATGTAGAACTTGGAACAATCACTATTGCTGGTGATGGATCGTTCACATGGGCGCCTAAAGTAAGCGCTTTGGCTTTGGATGAAGATTACCCAGTTTCATAGGTGTTAATTAAAAATTAGCATATGTGGGATGCCTACCTTTCCTTGGTGTCCCACATTAGGAAAGGATGTTAAAAATGGAAGAAATTAAATTAAGCAGTGGCATAAAAAAAATTGCAATAAAAGACGAAGACGGAGATCTTATTACAGTTATAACAGTAGATACAGCGAATGCAGACACAGCTAAGAAGTTTGCAGGTGTAATTGATAAATTAAATAATATATCTCAGAACTGTGAAAAAGAAGCCGCCGAATGGAGAAATAACCACAAAGACGATATGAATGTGGATGATATGAATGTGGATGCAGCATTAGAACTGAACAGCATTCGTGTAAAATATCTTAAGCAGATTACGGAAAGTATAGATGGGTTGTTTGGCGAAGATGCCATGAAACAGATTTACGGAGATATTGTCCCGGATGAACTTGCAATTGTGGAGTTTGTAGAGCAGGTTATCCCTGTTATGAATAAGCTTTTCAATAAACGTTTTGAACAGGTGCAGAACAGATACAATGTAAGAAGACGTGGGGCAAAATAATGAACAATGTCATGCTGGACAATTTGCCTACTGAATGGAACGGATACAAAGTAAATACCGATTTCCGCATAGGTATGCAGATTTATATTTTGCAATATGACAAAGAAATGAATGAGTACGAGAAAACAACTTCTATTCTTTATCTTATGTTCTCTGATGAATACGGAGAACTTAGAGACCATCCACAGCACAATGAGTTAAATGAATGTATTTCCTGGTATTTAAACGGATGGTATCACGACAATACCGGCAGTAGTAAAAATACAAAGCGTTTTATTGACTATGATGTAGATCAATGGAGAATATACGCAGATTTCTTGCAGATATACGGAATTGATTTGTCCGTGGCAGATATGCACTGGTGGAAATTTAATGGCTTGATCTGGAATATGCCAAGAAGATTATCTTCTCTCATGGAGGTAATTGAGATCCGACAGAAGAAGATTGAAAAGAACATGAGTTCCAAGGAAAAAGATGCAATCAGAAACGCACAGAATATATATGCTTTGGAACAGTCAGAAAAAGAGTATACCAGCGAAGAAAAAGAAAAGATAGATGATTATGATCGTATGATGGAAGAAATAAGAAAGCAGAAAGAAACAGAACAGGAAGCATTGAAGCAGTTTAAGAAATGAGGTTTTTAGCATGGCTGAATATGATGGTGAAATCAGAATCAAAACATTAATTGAAAATGGAGAAGCATCAAGTAAGCTCATGCAGATGGAAGCACAGTTTCAGAAGCTTGCACGTGAAGCTAGCAATGTATCGGAAAAAATGAGAGAGCTTGCAAAAGCAAAAATCCCAACCGAAGAATATAAGAACTTAGGCAAACAGTTTGATAGTTTAGTATCAAAAGGTCAGAACCTATCAGAAAAACTGAAAGAAACACAAAAATATACGCCATCAAATCAGTATAAAGAAGCAACAAAGCAATTGGAAGAATTGCGATCCAAGCTGTCGCAAGTGCAAAACAGGCAGGAAAAATTCCTTGCTACCGGAGGAAACAAAAAGAGCCGGACATACAAAGCAATGCAATATGATGTAGAAGATTTATCTAAATCGATTGCGTACGTTCGCGGCGAAATAAAAAGCATGGAGCAATCAGGATCGGATAAAACGCTTTCCTCAAAATGGGTAGACCTCAAGAACAAAATGGCAGAAACGGGGAAAGAAGCTGCAAACGTCAAGGCACAGATGAGGGAACTCGAAAGCTCCGGAAAAGCATATTCCGACCCTACAAAAACAGAAGAATACAAAAAGCTTTCCGACAAGCTTGCAGGCATCACAGATCAGCAAAACGTATTAAATCAGAAGATGAGAGAAACGGTTGCCAATGAGAAATCTATTGGTGCTGGTGCGAAAGACATTGAAAAAGTAGGAAAAACAGCAAAAAAAACTTCTGGCTTAATATCTGACATGGCGAAACGAATAAAGCAGACAGTAGTTAGTTTTGCAATATTCGGTGCGGTTATGAAAGTATCTCAGATCATATCCAAGGCATTTACAGAAGGTATACAGAACATGGCGAAGTATTCTTCTGAATTTAATGGAAAAATGTCTGAAATGGCAAGTGCTACGGCTACATTGAAAAATTCTATCGGAGCATTGACAGCACCTATCATATCTGCATTGACACCAGCAATCGTAACCTTATGCACATGGATTACAAATGCCATTAATGCCATGAACAGATTTATTGCGGCTATAAGCGGAAAAAGCACTTGGACAAAGGCAAAGAAGCAGCAGGTAGACTATGCGGCATCTATTGATAAAACAGCCGGTTCTGCCAAAAAAGCAGCTAGAGCATTGGCGGCTTTTGATGACTTGAATGTATTGCAGAAAAATGATTCTGGAAGCGGTAGTGGTGGCTCATCTGGAGCATCTGGTAGCGGCTATGAAGAAGTACCATTAACCCAAAAGGATTTTGAGTGGGTAAAAAATGTAAAAAAATTATTTGAAGCAATACTTCCAATTGTCTTAGCGATTGCAGCTGCTTTATTGACATGGAAAATTGCTAGTTTTCTGACAGATTTATTGGCAATGAGTTCAATTCTTGGAACAATTGTTTCATGGCTTGTTGTTATTGCAGGATTTGCATTGACTATATATAGCCTGTTCGACATGTGGAAGAATGGTGTTGATTGGGAGAATTTAATAGGCTATATCGTTGGTACTTCTCTTGCAGTCGGTGGATTATATGCTTTATTTGGCCCGATGGTAGCCGGTATTGCTCTGATGGTCATTTCTATTGCAGGATTAATAACTGCACTTAATGACATAAAAGAAAACGGATTAAATGCACAAAATACGTGCTTATTATTAGTTTCTGCTTTTGGCTTGGTAGTCGGAACGTTTATGGCATTTGGAGCAGTTGCAGCCAGTGTAGTTGCTGGAATCCTTTTAATATCAGCAGGAATTGCGGATTTGATAAATAATGGAGTAAATCTAAAAAATGGAATATTAATTGTTTCTGGTGTTTTTCTTGCATTGGTAGGTATCGTTGGTGCAGTAGTTGCAGCTATAGCAGCATTGATAGCAGGTTTAGTGCTTATAATAGCAGCGGATTGGGAAAATTTTAAACAAACCGTATGGGAACCCATAAAAGAATGGGGAATGGAGCTTTGGGAAAATTTCAAACAAATAGGCGAAGGATTACAAGAGATATTCCAAGGTGTTTTAGATTTCCTTGAAGGCGTATTTACATTAAATTGGAAAAAAATATGGAATGGTATAAAAAAATTCTTTATTGGTGTTTGGGATGTTATAGTGGGAAGTTTGAAAGCATCGGTCAATCTACTGATAGGCGCTCTAAACACTGTATACAATACTATATGCGGTGTTATAAATGCTTGCATAGAAGCAATTAACAAAATTAGTTTTACTGTTCCTGATTGGGTACCCGGATTAGGTGGCAAACAATTCGGAGGATTTAATTTACAAAAAATCCAACCTATTAACATACCTTATTTAGCTAACGGAGGAATAACAACCGGAGCAACAATCGCAAAAATCGGAGAAGCCGGAAGAGAAGCTGTCCTGCCGCTTGAAAATAACACTGGCTGGATGGACGACCTCGCATCAAAGCTTGCAAGCAAAATGCCGGACTATAGCGGTGCTAAGACAGTAGTACTTTCGGTGGATGGTAAAGAGTTCGCAAGAATCAATCTGCCGTATTTACAAGATGAAGAAATAAGACTTGGGATAGCGGAGGGATAAAATGAAATATAAGTACACGCAAGGACTTATCATTGATGGAATTACATATAATATCCCGATGGTGTCTATCCAGAGGACACTGGACTTTCTGGAAAAGTATGCAGAGAGGACAGAGGACGGAGATATTCATATTGAGAGTATAGGAATCTATAAGAACTATACAATTTCAATTGGAACAATAGACGATCCGGTACTTTATGATAAACTGATGGATCATATAACAGATTGTGAAAACAGATTCCATCATGTATCTTTACCGGATGCAAGCAAGCAGTTTGATTTCTATGGGTATTTTTCATCAATTAAAGATGAAGTAGAAAAGGTATTTGACAACGGAGCGAAATATAAAGGCTTGTCTTGGAAAATGACGAGTAAAAAACCATTTAAGACACCGTAAGGGGGCATTTATGAGAACATATTGCAGGGCAGAAATGAAATTTATAGATGTTACCGCACTTGCGGATGCTTCGGTCACGACAGATGATAACCAGGGCATAGGTTCAATAGAGTTATTTGCAGAACAGACGGAACAGAAAAGTTATGGGACTTTTGAACTGAACCAATTTGTGCTAGATGGAAGTAAAAGCGTATTGACGGAAAATCCGAAAGACATTGCATTTTGGAATGATGCGTTATCGAAGGAAGATTGTACTTTTGAAACAGATCCTAAGATTACAGTCACGTTCCAAGAGCAGCACACGTCCGCAGCGATCACACTTTATTTTGAAGATGAGCCACCAGCAGAGTTGAAAATCACATGGTATACAATCGCCGGTACAAAATTAATCACAGAAACATTTTACCCGGACAGTCTTATTTATGTTTGCAATACACAGGTACAGAATTACGGAAAAATTGAGATTGAATTTGTAAGAACAAGCTTTCCACAGAGATATATTAAGCTTCAGTATATTTTATATGGAAAATATATCGTATGGGATAAGGATATGATCCAGACAGCCAAGGTGCAGGAGGACATTGATGTGACCTCTGCAGCCTTGTCTATCAACGAAGCGGATATTTCAATTGTTGATATGAATGATGATTTTGACGCAGAAAACGAAAATGGAGCATGGAATAGTGTGCAGAAAACGCAGGAAGTCACATTGTCAGAGTTTAATAACGGAAACATGATTCCTATGGGAGCATTCTTCATCGACGATTTTTCTTTTTCAAAGAATATTGCAAAATTTAAGCTGGTTGATGTAGTTGGGTTATTAGATAAGTATACATTTTATGACGGACAGGTATATAACAATGTCCGCGCAGAAGTGATACTGAATGCGATATTTGTAACAGCAGGAATAAAAAAATATGTAATTGATGAAGAAGTCGGCAACATACTTTTAAGTGGCTATTTAGCCATCCAGACGTGCCGTAAGGCATTGCAACAGGTATGCTTTGCGTGTGGTGCGGTTGCGGATGACAGCCGGAGCGATACCATCAAGGTTTATAAGCCAGACAGATATGTGAAATCCACTGTCGGGACGGATCGTAAATTTAATGGAAATACGAAAGTATCTCTTGAAAAATATATCTCTGGTGTGAATATTGAGATGAAAAACTATGCATTGGAAGAAAAAAACTCAGACATTTATAAGAAAACATTGCCGGCCGGAGATACCAAGATTACATTTTCAAGTCCATATCTTCCATCGTCCATCACGGCAAGTGTCGGCACGCTGAAAGAAGTAAAAACAAATTATCTCATCATTAACATGCCGGATGCCGGACAGTGCCAGATCACAGGTATTAAATATGCAAATACCACTTTTTCTTATGAGAAACGTGTGGATAAAATCGAAGCTGGAGAGACAGAAAATATAAAGAAGTACAGTGGATGCACCATTTATAATGCTGATATATTACCCGATATCGCCGCTTATCTTTTGGATTATCATGCCTTGAGAAAAAAGGTGGGAATGAAGTACCTGGTTGACTTAGAGCAGGTAGGAAATTGGGCGAATATAAATTCCATCGGTGGCAAGACATCGACAACATTGATTGAAAGCCAGACGCTTGATTTGACCGGTGGATTTATCGCAACGGCAACGTGCAGGGGGTATTCAGTAGTTGTTACGGAAAATTACTTCGCCGGAGTTGAATTATATACGGGAGGAGATGTACTGATCTGATGAATTACAATCCAATTAATCCTTATTATGACGAGCTTAGAAAAGAAAATCTGAAGCTAACAAAGGAAAACAAAGCTTTAAAAGAAGAAAATGAACGTCTGAAAAGTGAGGTGGTTGCTTATGCTGGTGTGGATGCAGACAGTGACGGATCGGTCACAGAGTGATGTGGATCGTGTGTTGGAGTTGTTAGAGAAAGGATGGGATAACTTCAATGTAGACGAAAAAACAGAATGGATTGTCGGTATGAAAGGCACACTTAATCGATCAGATATGCAGAGAATCCAGAATAACACAAAGTTATTATCAGATGTGCTGGAACTTAATCTTACGGTTGCAGACGTTCCAGAACATCCAAATGAGACATTTTTAATGTCAGTCATAAATAACACAGAGGTTATCAGAAATGCGTACATGATTCATGGAGACACGCCGCAGACACCGAGTATGCCAGTCAATACATACCAGAAGATGAATGATATAGAGAAAATATTAGATGATGTGTATGGCATTTTACTTAACAACTTCAATTATTACTGTGGATCAGAGATATATGCCGGAGATGATACCGGACTATTATTATAGGAAGAGAGGACATATTATGGGATTTACAAAGAAAACATGGAAAAATCGAATTGCAGAGTATATTAACCGC